TCGATCTTCGTGTCGATCAACCAGATCGAGGCGAAGGAGAAGATCCGCTATGCCCGCCAAATCATAGAGGCCCTGGACGACGACGTGCGGCCTCGGCTCCTTGCTGACAACACCACCGACCTCGAGTTCGCCAACGGAAGCCGGCTGATTTCCCATCCCTGCCGGCCGGTGCGCGGCAAGGCCAAGGCGACGGTCTACCTGGACGAGTTTGCCCACTACCCGAAGGACCGGCAGATCTACACGGCAGCTCTTCCGGTGACGACGCGTGGCGGCAGGATCCGGATCGGGAGCTCGCCGGTGGGGGCCTCGGGACTCTTCTGGGAGATCTTCGCCCAGAAGATGCGGGCCTACCCCGGCTACGTGCGCCGGCGGATCCCCTGGTGGGTCGTGGCCGGGCTGTCCCAGGACCCAGGGGAGGCCAAGCAAGCTGCCCCGGCTCTCTTGACGGAGGAGCGTGTGCGCAGGTTTGGGACTCCTCGGCTGGTAACCATCTTCGAGAACATGCCCTCCGACGACTTCCAGCAGGAGTACGAGTGTGCCTACATGGACGAGCAGGAGGCCTGGATCTCCTGGGAAGTCATCAAGCGAAACCAGGAGGAAGCCCAGGCCGAGAAGCTCTGGTACCGCCAGGCGAAGACCGTCGAGCGTGCGATGGCTGCGATTGAGGAAGTCGCGCTCGCGGTCCGGGCGGGTCAGGTGGAACAAGCCCTCGCCGGCGGGATGGACATCGGACGGAAGAAGGACCTGACGGAGATTACCTTCGTGGGTAAGGGGACGACGTCACACCTACCCTACCGCGCAGGCATCAGCCTGTCGGGGATCCCGTTCGATGACCAGCGCAGCGTCGCAACCCAGGCGCTGGGAAAGCTACCGGTCACACACCTGCTGATCGACAAGAGCGGGCTGGGAATGCAGATCGCCGAAGAGCTTGCCAAGCGCTTCCCAGGCAAAGCAGAAGGGGTGGACTTCACGAATGCGACCAAGGAGCTGTGGGCGGTCGAGCTCAAGGTCCGGATGCAGCGGGGCGAGGTTCCGATCCCGCTGGATCGTGACCTGAGCTATCAGATCCACAGTCTCAAGCGCAAGGTGACAATGGCCAAGAACGCAGTCTTCGATACTGCAGGCAATGAGAAACACCACGCCGACAAGTTCTGGTCGCTGGCGTTGGCTGTCTGGGCGGCCCGCCCGGCAGACGTGACAGAGCCGAGAGTCCGATGGGTTCGCTGAGCGTCCGTCAGCGCTTCGGCCGGTGGCTGCTCAAGGCCGCGACAGGTGGGAGTATCGTCCTCGTCCCGCCGTGGAACCGCCGAGCCTTCATGCGCCCGACCTACCAGCAGCTGGCGCTGGAGGGCTACCAGGGATCCGGCGCCGTCTTCGCCTGCATCTCGGCCCTGGCCTTCGGCTTCCCGAAGCCGCCTCTCCTGGTGTGGGAGGAGACGGAGGCTGGGCGTGTTCCTCTGCCAGATCACAACCTGAGCCGGCTCTTGGCCAGGCCGAACGATCAGATGGGCCTGCGCGAGCTACTCCAGTTCACCATCATCTACATGGCCATCGGGGGCAAGGCCTACTGGTACAAGGTTCGCTCCTCGGCCAAGAGAGTCGTCGAGCTGTTGCCCGTCCATGCTGGCCAGCTGACGCCCGTCGCCAGCGAGACGGCGCTTGTCGATCACTATGAGCTCGAGACGGGGGCTGGGCAGAAGCAACCGATCGCCGAGACCGACGTCGTCGCCTTCCCGTGGCTGCCGCATGCCCTCAGCCCGCAGATGGCCCTGGCTCCGCTGGTGGCGGTGGCCCGAGAGGTGGACACCGACAACGAGGCCACGCGCTACTTGTTCAGCCTGCTCAAGAATGATGCCATGCCCCGCCTGGCGCTGGTCCTCCCGAAGGATGCCCAACCTCTGACGGACGAGTCCTTCGACCGCATGAAGGAGCAGTGGACGGAGGAGCACGGCGGGGAGAAGCGAGGCGGGATCGCCCTGCTCGAGGGCGGGCTCGATGTCAAGCAGCTGGCCTCTAATCTGAAGGAGCTCGAATTCAACGTCCTGCGGCGCGTGCCCGAGGCCCGGATCTGCGCCGCCTTCCGCGTGCCGCCGGTCATCGCCGGGCTCAACGTGGGTCTGGAGCAGATGACCTACGACAACGTCAAGGGAATGCGCCTCGAGTTCACCGAAGGGATCCTGTCCTCCCTGTGGGAAATGTTGGCCGACAAGGTCACCCAGGACCTCCTGCCCGAGTTCGGCGAGCAAGGCAAGAAGATTGTCGCCTTCGACACCAGCAAGGTGCCGGTGCTGGCCGAGAAGACCGAGGCCCGCCGGCAGTCGGCACTCACAGCGATGCAGGCCGGGGCCATCACCGTCAACGAGTACCGGGCGGCCGCCTCCCTCCCGCGGGATGAGAACGGCGATGTGTACCTCCGCTCCATTGCCACCATCGAATCGCCGGGGCAGTTCACTGCACCCAAGGGCAAGGCCCCACCGGGCAAAGCCGAAGGGCCCAGCCCGTCCGGAGGGGACGAGCCCGGACCCATGCCCGGACCCTCCGGCCCGGCTGGGGCCGTGACCAAGATGGCTCACAAGCGTGCATCCCCGGCGGACATGCGACGCCTGGCGAAGGTCGTCGCCGCCCAGCGGGCCGTCCGGGAAAAGCTCACACCCAAGATGGCCAAGGAACTCGACAAGTGGTTTGGGGATCAGGCAGACCGAGCCATAGCCAGGGCGAAAGCAGCCAAGGGGCCCAAGGGGACAAAGCAAGACCTCCCCAACCCCGAGGACCTCATCACTGCCGGCGACGGGAAGGAGCTGGCGAAGCTGCTCGGCGGGTTCTACCTCGAAATCATCAGGCAGACTTGGCCGCTATGGAATGACGAACTGAGCTCGGATCTCGTCTTCGACGCTGCCGACCCAGCCGTCGCTCGCGTCCTGGCAATGGCCGGCGATCGCGTGAAAGACATCAACGAGACGACCATTGAGAACCTGCGCGTTCTCCTGGAGCAAGGCCACGAGCAGGGCTGGAGCATCGACCGTATCGTGCGCGGGGATCCAGAGAACGGGATCCCAGGTTTGCGCGACATCATCGAGGAGAGCTACAAGAACCGCTCCGAGACGATCGCCCGCACCGAACTGGGCACAGCGCAGAACCTGGCCTCGGCCGAGCGCTATGACGAAGCCGGGGTGAGCCAGGTCATCGTCTTCGACAACGGGGCGGGCGACGAGGACCAGCCCTGCATTGACGCCAACGGCCAGGTCTGGACGCTGGAGGAGATGCAGGCAAATCCCCTAGAGCACCCGAACTGCACACGGAGTTTCGGCGCGTTCTTCTCCGAGGAGTCTGCGCGGCCGGCAACTTATGGAGCAAAGGACATGCCTGATCGACGCGTCGATGGTCTGATCCGCAAGGTAGACGAGCTTACCGAGGTGCTGTCCACCCGTCCGATGCCGGCGGCACAAGGACCCCTGTTCGAGATCAAGGCCGACAACATGACGATCGAGCAGCGGCCCGAGATCAAGAACGAGATCACGGTTCCCGCGCCGGACATGCGCCCTGTGGCGGAAGCCGTCGAGCGGGCAATGGAGCGGGTCGGGAAAGCGATTGAGGATGCCCCCGCACCGCCCCCGGGGCCTGCGCCGGTGGTCCAGGTCGATGTTCACGTGCCGCAGGGTCCTGAGCCCAAGGTCGAAATCGTAAACGAAGTCGAAGTGAAACTGCCCTCGCGGATCACGGGCAAGAAGACGATCCGGCGCGGGCGGGACGGACTGATGACGAGCGTCGAGGAGGAGACGGAGCTAGAGCCATGAGCGACCTAGCCTGCTACTGGCGCGCTGACCTGGATTGCTGGATGGCTAACGTCCCCACCACACTCAGCGCGCGAGCCGTAGACGGGATACGGGATTACCTGCTGCCCGTGCAGATCGACCGCCGGCGAGGCCTTGGACCGGGTGACGTGCGCGACGACCTGGACCGGGCGATTGCTGCCCTGGTAGCCCATCGTGCCGGCGACCGAGACAAGATCATGCAGAACGTCATCAGCGAGCGGGTCTTCACCAGCCACGAGCGGGTCGGGCCGTTCCGGTCCTTCCCGAGGGCGCTGGTCACTTTCCGAGAGCGCAAGGACGGGCCGATTGTCGGGCAGGTTGTCACCGGGGGATCGGATGATCCGGTCCTGATGGAGAATTGAAATGGCCGAGACGCAGACCGTCGAGGTGTTCGACTGTCCAGAGTGCGGGCAGGACAACTATGTCGAATGGGGGGCGAAGGAAAAGAGTCGGGAGATCGCCTGCTCGCGGCATGGCGTCGTCAAGAGCATCGATCAGCCCATGACCGACGACAAGGGGAACCCCATCGTCGTTCCCCTCGTGTACAACGAAGGTTATCAATTCGCCGTGAAGCGTCAGGCGGGGAAGAGGGGAGCCGTGCGCGAATTGAGCGAGATGGGGTCGTGGATCGAAACGGCCTCAGCCGTGATCGGGAAAGCGGAGGTTTAGATGGCAAGCACATGGACCGGCACCACACAGGGCGTCGCTTACGCCCTCAACAAGTACATGATCGACCTGTTCAACGCCGCTGCGTCTGCCCGTTACCTCAGGCTGCGGGAGATCGTGGCGCTGAACAACAGCATAGCCGCTGTGACGGGCGTCATCCTGCAAATGGAGATCCGCAAGTCCTCCGCGGCTTCGGCCGGGACGAGTATCACCCCGATCCCGCGTGACTCGTCCAATGGTGCGCTCGACGCCAACAGCACGATGGGGACAGGGCGGACGGTTACGGACGTGGCCGGGTACCTGTTCCGGCGCTTCGTGTTCGCCAATGAGGAGCCTGTCGTAGCCGGCGCGGCCTTCGCCAACTGGCTGACGCTGGTGCCGAACGGGCTGGTATGGCCCCCGAGTGTGGGGGATGCCGCCCTGCAACCGCTGACCATGCGGGCCGGCGTGGCGGAGGGCTATTCGCTCAAGAACATCACATCCACAGCCGTTGGTGCCTTGGATTGTGAGATGCATTTTACTGACGAGGCCAGTTGATCCTTGGCTGAGACCTGGATCGTTCGGACCAAGGGAACGGACACAGGCCAACTCGACGGCGGTGCGGCGTTGGCATGGGACTGTCCGTTCGCCATCGTGAACGAGTCGGATACCGACCTGATCGAGGTTCGGGAAATGTACGTCGAGTTGGCGCATGGCCTTTCGTCGGCAGTGGGCTACCTTGGGCCGGTGGACCTCGTGCGAATCTCGTCTGTGGCTGGCGGGCGGGATGAGGACGTGGTGAAGCACGACAGCTCTGCTGGAAACCTGCCGAGCCAAGTGCTCATCAAGCGCAATCCTGATAGCGTGACCGTCGGGAGCCGCTTTCGTAGGTTCGTCCCGGTCGGGATGCTGCATCAGACGTTCGCGACGACCTTCAACCTCCCGCGCTTTGGGCGACAAGGACAAGGCAAGGAACCGCTCGGCGCGGTGTTCGATGTGCTGGTCCCATCCGAGCAGGGGATCATCCTTCGGGAGGGGGAGGGCCTGGCGCTCTACATTCCGCTGACGGGTAATCAGAGTGACATGCGCGCCGCGGTCCAATTCAACGTATTGGCTACGGGAAAGACGTACACCGCCCGCCTCGGCTTCTCGCCCAAGGGACCGGGCGACACGATGTGCGCGATCTTCAACGGCTCCGGGTCGGGGGTCGTGCTGGACGTGCGCTACATCCAGGTCACGGAAGAGGTCGAGCAGTCCATCACCTACCCTCCGAAGTGCCGCGTCCTGGTTGGGCCGATGCACGTCGAGGAGGCCGAAGACCTGACGCCTCTCGCCTACAACAGCGGCAATCAAGCCCTGGCTTCCGGTGTCAAGTGCGTCAAGAATGGCTACCTCCGTCTCGATCAGTTTCGCACCGAACCGTGGTGGCAGGGGCAGGCGATCTACCAAGGAGCCGCGGGGCAGATGGCGCAGTTCAAGGTTGTGTACGCGCATCAGCGCATGAATGCCAGGATCATCGAGTTCCGGTGCCGGACGCAATCGTTCCCGTTTGCCAATCGGCACGTCATCGACCTTGTTGGCAAGGGGGCCAAGACTGGTATCCGTCTTCGCAAGGGCGAGGGGATGGCGGTCGCATGGGGCTCGAACCTCGGGCTGTTCGGGGCGGCTCCGGTGGTGCAAGAGGTCTTCCCGATGGGGTCAAACAACAACGATTTCGTGGCCGTCTTCACGCGCGAGGACGTTCCGCCAGCGCCGGGTGGCGGTGCGGGCTACAGCCGGGGGCGGGTGGTAAATCCATGAGGAAACTCAAGCTCTCGACGGCCCGCAATCTGATGGTGCTGATGGTCGACTCGACCGATCATGTCACGGGCAAGACCCTCCTCACCCTGACCATCACCGCCTCCAAGAACGGCGATGCTTTCGGTTCGATCACGCCCACCGTCACCGAGCGGGGGTCGGGCTGGTATAGCCTGGCGCTGACCTCGGCTCACCTGGACACGCTGGGCGACTTGGCTCTGCACATCACGGGGGCGGCGGCCGACCCGGCCGATGTGCTGGCGGAGGTCGTCGCCTACGATCCGCAGGCGGCGACGAACCTGGGTCTGACGAATCTGGACGTGGCCAGCTCGACGCTTGAGACAGCGATCGCCACGCGTGCGGCCCCCGGCGATGCGATGGCCCTCACCGGCGCGGCGGTCGATGCGATCTTGGACGACGTTGTCGAAGGGGCCTTCACCCTGCGCCAGTTCATCCGCCTCTTCGCCGCGGCCCTGTTCAACAAGTCCTCGGGCGGCGGCACGGCCACGATCATCTTCCGCGACCGAGGCGACACCAAGGCGCGCATCTCAGCTACGGTAGACGCGGATGGGAACCGGACGGCCGTCGTGGTCGATGGAACCTAAATGCTCATACAGCCGGGTTACTGGCCCGACACCTACTGGTCCGACCGCTACTGGACGGCCGACTACTGGCCCGAGTTCGGCGGGGGTGGTCCTCCACCGCCACCTCCAGCGGCCGAGGAGAGCGGCGGTGGACCCGTCCAGGTATTCGAGCGTCGCAGGGCAGCACTCCAAGAGCGGCTGCGCCGGGAAGACGAGGAGCTGGTCATTCTGCTTTAGGGAGCACGCACACGGATGGCGGGTCGGTGGGCTAACTTGGAGGCGCTATGGAGCACAAAGCCTTTCCCATGCTTGAGAAGCAGGTCGAGGAGCGCACGGTCAAGCAGCTCTTCGCCATCATGGGAGTCGTGGACGATGGGGGAGACCGCATTCATCCCGGCGCTTTCGCCAAGACGCTGGCCGAGCGTTACGATCGGGTGAAGGTACTTTGGCAGCATGATCGCTGGGAGCCTCCCGTCGGCGTACCGGCGCTCCTCAAAGAGTTGTCCAAACCCGAGCTACCGCCCACCTTGACGGCGAAGTTCCCGGACGCGACGGGGGCGCTCTACGGCGAGATCAAGTATCTCGACACGCCACGAGGGAACGAGATCCTGGTCGGGATCCGCGAAGGGGCCATCACCGAGAACAGCTTCGGTTACGACCCGATGAAGGCCGACTTTGAAGCACCCGATGGCGATCTACCTCAGGTGCGCAACCTGCGCGAGATCCGGCTGTGGGATGTGAGCCCGGTGAACTGGGGCATGAACGAAGCGACCATGAACATGAAGGTCGCCCTGCCCTACAAGGACACGGGGAAGGCGGATGAAGGAGAGGCATGGTCGGCCCCGACCCTGGCGGACTTCACCGATGGGCCGTGGGAAGAGTACTCCAGTTCGGAGAAGCGCCGCATCGCCAATCATTTTGCTTGGGCCGCCTCGATGCCCCCCGAGTCCTTCGGCGACCTGAAGCTGCCGCACCACCAAGCCTCGAAAGACGGCATTGGCCCGGCGGCCTGGAGGGGTGTGGCCGCCGCGATGGCTGCGCTGCTCGGCTCCCGCGGTGGAGTCGAGATCCCGGAGGCGGATCGCCAAGCCGTGTATTCACACTTGGCCTCGCACTACAAGGAGTTCGACAAAGAGCCGCCTGAGTTCAAGACGATCCAGGCACTCTATCTGTGGTCGAAGGCTCGACCGCTCCTGGCCGAACTGAAGGAAGGGCGAGTGCTGAGCTCGGCCAATGTCGAGCGCGTGAAGAAGGCGCTCGAGTCAATGTCTGGCGCGTTGTCCACGCTGGAGGAGCTCCTGGCAGCCGCTGAGCCGCCCAAGTCTGGGCACTCCGCACTCCCGGTGGAGATGATCCGGCGCCGTATGCGATCCGCCGAACTGGCAATCGCGCTACGTACTCCACTCTGAGCACGGAGGTTCAACATGGATCCAAAGGCACACATCAAGGGCCTCTACGACGAGGCCGCCACGCTGCATAAGCCGGTACAGGCCCTCCTGGCTGAGTTCGAGGGCAAGGAGATGCCGGCCGAGAAACAGGCCGAGCTCGATACGGCCCTGACCGGCGTCGAAGCCAAGATCGCCGAAGCCAAGCGCCTTGAGCGCGTCATGGCCACTGGCGAGTTTCTGAACGCTCCGGCCGGCGTCCCGGCAGGGCTTTTCGCCGGCGAGAAACCGCAGAAGCGCGGGGCCGACCCGGTCTTCAAGAGCATGGGCGACCAGCTGATGGCCGTCAAGGACCTGGCAACCGGCAAGCGGCGGGACGAACGCCTCTTCGAAGAGAAGGCGCTGGGCCTGAACGAGGAGATCGGCTCCGAAGGCGGTTTCCTCCTGCGGCCGGCCTTCTCCGACGAGCTGTGGCAGCGCGTCTACGAGGTCGGTGCCCTGGCATCGCGCGCACGCCGCTTCCCGTTCCCGGCCGGGTCCAACACGCTGACGATCAACGCGGTCGATGAGACCTCGCGGGTGACCGGCTCGCGCTCGGGGGGCGTCCAGTCCTACTGGCTCGCGCCGGGCTCGACCATCACGCCGTCAAAGCCCAAGTTCCGCCAGATCGATCTGCGGGCGAAGAAGCTGGCCTCGCTCTACTATGCCACCGACGAAGAGCTGGCCGATGTGACCACGCTGCAGGCGACCGTCAGTGACTTCATGACGGCCGACATGGCCTGGATGCTCGATGAAGGCATCCTGAACGGCACCGGCGCCGGGCAACCGCTCGGCATCCTGAACAGTCCGGCTCTCGTCACCATCGCCAAGGAAGCCGGCCAGGCGGGCCTCACGGTCGTCGCGGAAAACATCTCCAAGATGTGGGCCCGCTGCTGGGCTCGGTCGCGCGCCAATGCGGCCTGGTTCATCAATCAGGACGTTGAGCCGCAGTTGGACGCGATGGGTCTGACAGTCGGTCTGGGAGGCGTTCCGGTCTACATGCCTCCCGGTGGCATCGCCGATGCTCCCTATGGGCGCCTGAAGGGACGGCCGGTGATCACCATCGAGAACTGCCCGACGGTGGGCACGGTAGGTGACATCGTCCTGGCCGACCTGTCGCAGTATTTCCTGGCTGAGAAGGCCGGCATCCAGATGGCCTCGTCGATCCATGTCCAGTTCCTGACCGACGAGTCGGCCTTCCGCTTCACCTATCGCTGCGACGGGGTACCGGCCTGGAATGCAGCCCTGGTGCCAGCGAAGGGCACGAATAGCCTCTCGCCGTTCGTCGCCCTGGCGGTCAGAGCCTAACCCCGGAATCCCTGGGGCAAATCCGAAGCCTTTGCCGAGAGGGCCGCCCACGCGGCGGCCCTCTCCAGGAGAAACCAGACATGCCCGCTCTTCCGTTCCTTCCCGAGCAGTACAAGATCGTGAACTGCCTGGCGCCAGCGGCGGACGCCGGCGGCCGCACGGGGGCCTTCGTCTCGCTCAAGAACGTCCACATGGCCTACGTGCTCTTCCACATCACCCAGGGCAATGCTGCAACCATCGCCCTGACGATCAACCAGGCCACGAACGTCGCCGGTGCGGGCTCCGTGCCGATCACGGTGGCGGTGCCAATCTGGGTGAACCTGGACACGGCGGCCTCCGATGCTTTCGCCCGCGCGA